GGATGCATCTCCTCGTTTAATACCTCGTAGGGTATAGTCACTTTCATCTTGAGAATATATCAAAGTCGCTGTTAGCCACAGTCTGGGCTACATATGTTCTTGATGACACGTCTCCTGGGCGAGTCATGCGCTTGTATTCACCGCCACCGAGCAAGAGATATCCAAAGGCATCACCAACGTGGGAGTGTTCGTTTTTGTTTGGGCTATCCCTAAACCGCTCCTGACCAGAGCCGACTGATACCCGCTTGAAATGGTAGCCACCCGCTAGAGACTTGCGTAGTAGCTTGCATTTGCTGTCAACCATCAGCCCCGGCTTGCCGTTAATAAGACGTTGCATGGGCGCAGCAGCGGATTCTCTGCGAACCTTGAAGTCATTTGATGGGGTTGGCTGTGCCTTGAGGCCAAGAGTCCTTAAAAAGTCAAAGGCCGTTACCTCATAGATCGCATCTCTAGCCATACCAGCCGGATCGCCCCACACCAATACTTGCATTCCTGGGTACTTTGCGTTGATTTCAGCCACGAGCTGGTGGCCAAAGCGCTCCAATCCCATGTCAAAGGTAACAATCTCGTCAATTACTTGCCACCTACCGCTAGGCAACCTCTGCCCAATCACCGCAGCTGGTGTTAAACCAAAGTCAAGACCGATCTGGATCGGCACAGAGTTGTCCAAAATAGTCTCTCCAGACATGATGTTATCGTCATATTCAGGCCAAACCGACTTGCCCTCTTGGACATAGGTATATTTCCCTTCTGCGTAGCATCTGATCCAATCTAGATTTTTACCCAATAGCATCTGCTGATAGTATCCAGCCGGTAGATTGGCTACGTTTTCAGCCTTCTTGTTTAACTGCCACCACTTACCCGCTGAGAAGATGCAGTCATTGGCCTCTGGGTTTTCGGGCAGATCGTCTTTGCCGACTTCAATAACCCCGCCAGGTTGCTTGTAAAATTTCCAAGCATATGGTCCTGTCATCTTTTCTTTCTCGGCCATCCTAAACCACCAATGGTCATCATCCATTGGGTTGGTATCCATCCAGATGCCATGCCAACTAGCGCCACCATCTCGCTTGGTAGGGTATCTACCTACTCGGTGTGTAAGGCCATCGATTACAGCCTTTGGCAACTCTCGTGCCTCGTTAACCCATGCCCCTGTTAGCTCTAGGGATAATAGCTTTCTAACGTCTTTTGGTTGGTCAAGCGCTAAGAATATTACCTCGCAATCAAGACCAGCAGCTCCATCCCTTGCCGGTAGTCGGATGTGGTGGGTAATCGGTGGGGTATAGAGCATTGGTCCAAAGGTATTCTCTGGGAAAAGGTCTTGCCACGTCTTAATTGTGGTTGTCTTGAGTTCAGGATAGCTATTGCGTACAATGACAAAACGGGTATATCGGACACCATCGATAGGGGAGGGCTTTTGCTGAATGGCTCTGATGAACACCTCAGCAGCGCAAGCATAGGACTTGCCAGACCCTACTGGACCCATCATCCCACGCACGAATGCATTACTCGTTAGGAACTTATAAACCTCTGGGGATTTGGAAAAATCTAAGCTAATACCAGTAGTCGGTATCTGCTTACTTGACATCTCTTTTGTTTTAGCCATTGATTTTTAACACTTTTCAGTTAATATAAGCTAACTTTATCATTATAAGGTATGTCATGGTACGAAAAGCGTGTAGTGACGAAGAATTTATTGCGGCTTGGAAAGAACACCAATCCCCTGAAAAGGTAAGTTTGGCTATTGGTCTTAGCAATCGCAATGTTATGAAGAGGCGCAGAATAATAGAAAATAAATATGGCATTATTCTAGAGGCTCTGTCACCCTCTGGCCAGCCTAAGATTTATATTCCTGATGAGCAGATGCAAGCTAACGTCACCATCGATAATGGTGTCATCTTAGTTGGCTCTGATTGCCACTACAACCCAGAGTATGTTACGACAGCTCACCGAGGCTTTGTTGAATTTGTAAAGTATCTGAAACCAAAGATTGTGATTCTCAATGGGGATATTGCGGATTTCGCTAGTATCTCAGCGCATCATCGCATTGGCTGGCAGAAAGGCCCGACAGTCAAAGAAGAGCTAGATGAGATCCAAGAAAGACTCGGAGATATTGAAAAGGTAAGACCGGCTGGCTGTAAGCTAATGATTACGATTGGTAACCATGACCTACGATTCTCAGGCAAGCTGTCTAACATCCTCCCACAATACGAGGGAATCAAGGGCTTTGATATTGCAGACCACACCCCGCATTGGAAGTGGTACTGGTCAATCATGGTCAACCAGACTTGCATGATTAAACACCGCTGGCACAACGGAGTTCATGCGGTCTACAACAACACCATGAAATCGGGTACGAGTTTCGTCTCGGGTCATCTACATTCTCTCAAGATAACCCCTTGGACAGACTACACCGGCACACGATATGGGGTAGATACTGGAACGATGGCCTGTATTAAGGACAACCAGTTTGCGTACACAGAAAACAACCCGGTCAACTGGAGAGCTGGATACGCAGTATTGACCTTTATCAACGGCAAACTCATGCCACCAGAGCTGGCAGAAGTTGTTAATGAGGATGAGGGTCTAATTTATTTTCGTGGTCAGTTAATGAAAGTATGATCCAGCTCACATCTACTATTCTGAAGAATATGTACACCATGCTTGTGGTGTGCAAACCCTTTGATAATTGGAATATGCCGTTACCAGAGCAGATTAAATTTATCGTAGATCACGATCCAGATACGATGGGAACCTATCTATACGATGATGGGGGCAAGCATGAACACGTCATTACTATCTCAGCAGCTCGTTGTGGCTGGCTCGAAACAAGTATTCGTACGATGGCGCACGAGATGATTCACGCTAGTCGATGGAATACCTCCACAGCTGCATGGCAGAAACACGATAAGACATTCCGGCACAGGGCCAAGATGGTAGCGGATGAGCTAGGCTTTGATCCGCTAGAGTTATAAAAATGTTACGTTATGTATACATATGGTAACGATTATGTATCAAATGTTACACATTATGCGGTGATTCATGCGGTGATTATTTAGTGGCCAAAATAAAAAGCCCTATGTTGCTGAACCCATATCCGCTGTAAACCACCGCCATAGGTACATTGCCTTTGAGTCCTTGCTCTACAGCTATGTAGCCATAAATCAGACCTGTAACGATAATCAGCCAGGCACTCATTTCTCTTGTGCCTTTCTTAGTATTGCTCTAGCAAATTCAATCCAGCCTTCATTGGAATCAATAAGATTTGTAACTGCATTGCCTATTTCTATTATTTCCTCATCTGTTAGTGTCTTTGCTGGATAGGTGTAGAGTGGGATAGTATGTTGCTCATCTTGTTCTCTACGCACTACGGCTTTAATAATATGGTCTGCATCCAAAACATCTTGTGATGTCCACGCTACTGGTTCATTGTTCATTTATTGGCTTTCCTCAACGCAATATGCTTTTGTAGGATGTGCCAGAACTCAGACTTGATCGGCATCTTAGTCTCCCGCCCAGCGGACACCAGAGCGCCCAAGCCTAGTATTAATACTGAACTCCATATCATTGGCTAGTCTGCACAGCTTTTCATTATCAGACTCTTCATCGTCTAATGGAATAAAGCCAGCAAATGGAACTGGCTCTGTATTCGCACAATGGTGGATCTCATCAATGGGCAACCGCTCTCCGCAATGCTCACAACTATTACGCATCGCTTCTTCTCTATCTTCAGTCGTAAACGTGGTCATCACAATCTCCTCAGTTAAATAGCGATATCGCTATAAACGAGATTCTTTCCTAAAAAAATAGAAAAGTAAAGGGGTTGTTGTTATTTTATTTCTACGTCTTCAATATCGGGTGGCTTGATATTGATGCCGATAACCGATGGCTTATCTGAATCCTCTGGGCTATCAAGCAATCCAGAGGCTTTGGCTAGTAGGCGCAACACTCCAACCTTATCGTACAGCTCTAACTCTAGATTACCATCCTTATTAACCTTAATACTGCGGATGGCTTGCAGAGCGTGTTCTGGAATATCCTTAGATGCCTTGACTTGGATGTTGCCTTGGTCATCCCACTCCATAATATCCGTAATCTTGGTGTTGGCCATACAGAGTAGGCTATAAGCCACCGCCTCCTTGTTCTCCATAATGGTAGCGGAGCGCTCTAACCTCTTCTGTATAGACCGAATCCCACCCCAATTCTGCATGGAGGGGATCTGCGTACTTAGATTTGACTTAACTCTAGCCATCAGAATGGAATATCGCTATCTGACTTTGGCATCTCATCGTTGCCACGAGGGGTAAAACCAGCTTGCTTGGGCTTACCGATCTTACCGGCTAGGTACTTCTTGCCTGTCTTAGCCTGTTTCTCATACGCATTGAACCAATACTCGATGCCATCAGCTAGCTTGATGGATCCTGTCCAATCCGCATCTGTTTCTCCACGCTTTCTGTCGTTAACGAATAGCGTAAAGCTACCTTCTTTCATTTCATATTTCATTTATTGCTCCTCACTTATGGTTTAAATTTACTTTCTTCAATTGCCTCTACTACGTTTGCTGACTCCGACAGTCTCTGAGACTCCACTATCATTGCATGAATAACTGCTTGTAGGGAGAAACCCTGTCTCAGTAAGCCAAGACTACAACTGTGCAACTCTCGTTTCAACTTCTCTTGCTCTTCCATTTACTCGCTCCTCTCGTAAAAGTAATTGTCTGCGACTAATTCCATGTTGCCTCCTTAAAAAAGTGGGGAAAAATTGAGTGGTACACCCCGCCCATAGTGGCAAGGGTGGGGGGAGAGGTATGCCACTCGCTGGCAGACCGCCTCTGGCCAAGCGCAGAGGGCATCTTGCTTTCTGTATACACACCCACCTCTGCCTGTGCCGTATGCATACCACCGATTGGGTACGTTACAAGCCATGGCTGTAGTCAATGATGGAGGCTGGTCGCTCTGGTCTGGCTCTCAACCACAGCTCCAGGTCATGTGCGAACTGCTCATTGGTTAAACCTATCGATTCCGCAACCTCGATAGCCTTCATGTCTAGTTCATTTATTGTTTTCTTGTCTTTATATATTTTTCCATATAAGAGACTAACTATCTCCAACTTGCTGTTATAAGCCAATATCTCTTCATCATTGCTCTCAACCACTCGCTTGCTATCCACATATTCCCCAAGTGTTTTCACAGCCTTAGCGCTCGTTTTAGACCCCTTCTTAGCCATCTCTCTCTCCTCTTTCAAAATCATGTATGGACTTCTTCCATCCTCAGTATTCAATGCCAACGCATCAGCCAATGAGATATCTTCGTTATAAACAATCCTCATGGTTGATGTGTGGCTCATTCGTGCGCCCTTGGTTAGCCGATCAACGTAGTTCTTCTCTCTTAACTTCGTCATCTGGGCGGTAATGGTTCTGCGACTGACTCCCAGATCCTTAGCCAATCTCTCTTGACCAACCCAAGTAATCCCGCTCCTGTTCGCATAGGCACACACCATGCAAAGAACTCTGAGCGCCCCAAGACTCAGGCTCTTATCCATCACAGCTCGCAATGGCACTATCGCTATCTGCCTTCGATCTTGTGGCTTTGGTTTTAACCTAATCTTAGGTTTCTTTGGGATATCAAAATTCATTTGAATAGAACCTCACCCGCTTATATAAGCGAGATATCTCTTTCGAGAGTGTCTATCGTTTATCGCCATGCTTAGGCTATTCGCCATCACAATGCTAGGCCCGATCTCTTCGATGGTCATCCCTTGTGATTCAGCTGCGTTTATCTTGGTCTGGCAACACTCCATTCCAAAGGGCTGGGTTATGGCCCCGAGTTGTCTTTTTAGCAGATTAGCCATGAGTTTGTAAAGGATTATCTTTCAATTCAAATTCACCGAGTTCTACTGTCCACCACGAGCAATGACACTCCTTGCAGACCCTACGTCTTCTGATCCAGTTCTTAGTCTCATGCGCCCTCGTCTCAGCTACCTTAATCTCAAAGCTGTCACAGCCATCATTCACACAAATCATTGCTCTTGCTTTCTCTTCCAGATATCTAACATGGCTGCGTACAACTTAGCATAGCCAGCCTCGCCACGCACCCTTGCCACTTCCTTGAGGTACAGTTGCCGAGTTCGCTTGGATCTAAACTTTCGAAAGACCCATTTGGCCTCACAGTACACCCTAAACTCGTCTGAATAGGATCCAACCGCTCTGCCATTCGGCAGATGAACCAGCCTTGATGTTGGGTGAACCTTACGACAAGCGAAACAGATGGGTCGTAATACATTTATTTGCTCTCCCTCTCTGTCTTCCTTCGGTAACAATCCTTGCACATCCACCGCCTGACTCTTCCCTTTGCGCTTACTTTCCAATTGCCACCTTCTATATGTACGCTGTATTGACAATTACTGCACCAGCGCTTGCCAGTAATACTGGACTCAGCCTGTACAGCCTTTGTGTATATATCTTTATCGTGACTCATATGGCAATTACCACATCATTCTTTGGAACAATTAAACCAGAGCTGGTTTGAAATAAACCATAACTTTGATATTGATATAAATTAACAACTCTTTTGCTGGTTTGTTTCCAGGTATTTTTATAACTAATACCAAACCTTTCCCCAAACTTAGTCCATCCCATCTGCTGCCAAAAGAAGTTGCTGGCCAAGTCATTCGCACAGCCACAAGCAAAGTCTTGTATGCCACGCAAATTACCATGTGATATCGCAGCTGAGAGCAGCGCTTTGCCACGCTCTAAAAGCCTGGCATCAGACTGTATTGCTATCTGGTTGCACTTTGCAACCTTGCCATAAGAAAACAGCACAAACCCAACCGGTGTATTGTTTTCTTCGCAAATGAAAATCTTATCGTTACAAGTTGTACTCCAGCGTTTGCCTGTCTTGTGGCCTGTAATGGCCGCTGTATAAGCTGGCTTTGGAATAAACCCCAAAGATAAAGATTCTTTCTTTGCCAAGTCAACTATGTATGGCACGTCTTCAAGAGTTGCTGAACGAATCATTTAATCTCTTCAATCATTACTTTGATAGAGCCACCCGGCACAATGTGTGAGCCACGATAGATCGACAGCTCATCGATCTGTGAGTCATCATCAAACAGGCCAGCATCTTGCAAGCTGTCTAACACGCTCTTGATGCGGTTATCGATATCGAATGCTCGCTTATCTCGTGGCCATACAACCATGCTGACAGACAGTCTCTTGTTGCCCATCTTTGGGAAGTCTCCGCCAGAGATGTACTCAGCCACAGCTTGCTTGTACTCTCGCCCAGCCTTACTCATGTAGGTAGCATGAGCTCCCCTACGATAGTAAGTGTTGACCGATGGCGGGAACGGCAACTCTAGGACAATCACGCAAGCATCTTGTTTAGACGTTGCGATAGGTCTCCATTCTTCGACAGAGAAGACCGCAGTTCATCATTAATGATTACAGCGATGGGCTTATTGCGCTGTTGGGCAGTCTGTTCTAACAAGGTTCTAACATCTGGGCGCAAGCGCACTAGGAATGGCTTTAATTCGGTCATTGTTTGCCTTATTTGGTTGAGATATCTGATTGTAGACTAAATATAGCGTAATAAGATTAGGGTAAACACCTACTATTAAAACTAGATATAGTTTGGTATATTCATTCCTAGCGATATCGCTATTAACCACCGAGACACAGGAGTTAACTATGTTTGTAACCTACTACAGAGTATCAACACAACGTCAAGGCCAATCAGGTCTTGGCTTAGAGGCACAGCGTTCTGCCGTACAGGCTTACCTTGCTGGCAAAGAAATCATTGCAGAGTTTACTGAGGTTGAGTCTGGCCGTAAGAACAATCGCCCACAGCTGGCAGCAGCTCTTGCATTGGCTAAGAAACAGAAAGCCACACTCGTTATTGCCAAGCTGGATCGTCTTGCTCGTAATGTGCATTTCATCTCTGGCTTACTTGAGTCTAACGTGCAGTTCGTAGCAGCTGATATGCCAGAGGCAGACCGCACATTCCTACAGATGGCTGCTGTGTTTGCTGAGTGGGAGGCTCGCAAAATATCTGAGCGTACTAAGCTGGCTCTTGCAGAGGCAAAACTGCGTGGCACAAAATTAGGCTCACCATCCCCACACATTGGATCAAAGGCTGGCCTAAAGGCTATCAACGATAGATGCAATGTTTATTTAGAAAACATCTCACCAATTTTGCAAGATATCGTTGGTGACGTAGGCTTTAATTTAAGAGCCATTGCTGCTAGGTTGCAAAGACGTGGTATCAAAACCGCTAAAGGTTTAGATGTATGGCATCCCGCCCAAGTAGGAAAACTTTTGAGAAAGGTTCAATATGCTTGATTTAATCACCACCATTCTGGCCTTGGTTTATATCGTAGGCAGTCTGCTTGTAATCACTATGCTTGTACTGGGTGCATACATAGTAGTGCAGAACACCCAGTTCTATGCAAGATGGCAACGTAAGCGCAGAGAGCGCCTCGCTGAAAAATTTATGGAGAGTCTAAAAAAATGAAAGCATGGAACCAACACAATCAATCTTCCAAGGACTTGTACAAGTCTGAGGACACAGTATTTGATCGGATCATCGCCACAATCTCGGTCATTGCATTTGTTTTAATCGTGGCACTTTCATAAGGAGAACTATGTCAACCATATACGACATCAATAAGCATTATGTGCCATCGCAAAAGACAGATGTGATGGCCACATTTATCAAGCATGGATTCCAACCCCCATCCGAGTGCAGTAAGCATCAAAAGAAATGGGAAATCTACCGCAACCTTTTATCAAGGAACGAAAAACGTGAGCAAAAATGATACGCAACTTCAAACAATACTGGCCCATCTCAAGCAAAAGAAAGCTCGTGGTATTACTTCTTGGGATGCTATTAGCACCTATGGTATTACTCGCCTGGCACACTACATACACCTACTTAGAGCAAGCGGTTATCGAATTGCTGACCAGTACGAGCATGAGCCAGACAACCGAACCCACAAGTGGAAACGCTACTGGCTTACAAGTTCACCAAAAGCTGTAGCCAAAAAATAAGGAGAAATAATAATGGTAGGTAAGGTCACTCCCAACGATATGCTCTCTGCAAGCCGCCTCCCAGCGGTTTGTGGGATGAGCCAGTATCGCTCGCCAAACGATGAGTTGCTTTCAAGTATTGCAGCCATCGATGGTAAGGAATTAGAAAACATAAGTAACGAGTCAATGGATTGGGGCAACAAGCTAGAGCCAACCATATTGACCGAGGCAGCTCACAGGCTGGGTTGCCACCAGCTAGACATCAACCACGAGAAACCATACTTTCACGATAAGTGGCCTATCTCATGCAGTCTCGATGGCACAGCCACAGGATCCATGGAGGAGGTCTTCACCGATCCAGAGCGTGGCATCTATGTGGTGGGTCAGTCTTCTATAAGACTTGAGGGTACAGGAGTCTTGGAGGCCAAGCTAACTGCTATGGATGCCGAGGATGTCTTGCCCTTGTATCGGGGGCCAATCCAACTGCAAGCGCAGATGGCTATCACCAAGGCATCATGGGGCGCTATCGCTGTGCTGTATCGTGGCACAGAGTTGCGGGTCTTTTTGTTTGGACCACACCCAGAAACCTTAGAACTCATTGAGAGAACGTGCAAAGAGTTCCAAGACAAACTGGATCGCTATAAGAACACCGGCTACATTGACCACTACCCACCCATCAGCCCAAAGGATGCAGCTAGAACTTGGTCTACTAGCTCGGATAGTGAGCTAGTAAAGCTGGATGATTATGGTGTGGAGCTGACCAAATTAATCCTAGAAAACAAGCAAAAAATATCTAGGCTTGAAGAGGAAACGGCTAAGGCACAGACTGAGATTATGGGAATGATGAGAGACCACAGCCATGCATTGGCTGGTGACTTTCAGATAACGTGGCCACAGCGTAGCTACAAAGCAGCCCCAGCCAAGATTGTGCCAGCCAAAGAGGCTTACACAATTCGTCAATCAACATTAAATATTAAGGCACTCAAATGAAAGCAATATCAACCGCATTAGTACAGGCTCAAAAGGAGTTTGGGCCAGCACTCAAGACATCCACTAACCCACACTTTCGCAGTCGCTATGCTGACCTATCCGCTTGCGTGGAGGCAGTCATCGATGCGCTAAACAATAACGGCATCGCTCTGATACAGAAGTGTCACGAGTCTGATACAGGAGTCAATGTAGAAACATTGCTACTGCATGAGTCTGGTGAGTCTCTCTCCTGTGGAGTTCTGCACGTTCCAGCCAGCAAGCAAGACCCCCAAGGGTACGGATCCGCTCTGACCTATGCTCGCAGATACAGCCTCATGGCTGCCTGTGGGATAGCGCCAGAGGATGACGATGGCAACGCTGCCTCTAGAACCGCTAGAAACCCCCTAGATTCGATTCCTAAAGTACCGCCAGTACCTACAGCTATGCCAGCAAAGAAAGTTGATCTGAACTCGATTAAAGAGGACATCCCAAGTAATGGCGAAAATACAACACTTCCGACTCCGGGGTCAGTTAGGCTACAGATCCCAGGCAAGGATGCCGTCAACTGTAAAAACATTGAAGAGTTTATTAGCCAATACAACACAGTTGCGGACAAGGTAGCCAACTCCAAGCTGGCTCTAGCTGATAAACAAAAGAAACTGCTTGAGTTCAACACGCTGAATAAGGACACCATCGAGATGCTCTCGCCCATCCAGATGGTCATAATGACCAGCGCAAAGCAGAATCGTAAGAAAGTATTAGATGGTGTTGCTTAGGTAGAGCGCTCGCTCATCATTGCGCCTTGACACCAACCCTTTGAGAACCTTGCCGCCAGCCTTTGTCCAATCGAGAAAGGCTTCAGCGGCTCCCTCAAAGTCTCCACGATTGTGTTTCATTCTGAGGCTAGATCGCTGGAGATTGCCTAGCCCAACATTAAACGCAAAGCTGACGAGTGCGCCAAACCTCCCAGGAGTAAGGCCATCAGGACATAGTCTGCGTACCCCGCTTTCAAATCTCTGTAAATCTTCTTCAAGCAACTTGTTAACTTCATCCATGCTGAGGGTTCTGTTCCACCCCTCTGGGATTGGTAGGTTCTTGCGGTCTTCAAGTTTCACCTTTATATGATTAGGATCAATTACTCTGCCGACACCAACTGTCCACAATAATGCTGGACAGCGATAAGGTTGCGTTTTGCAACCCTCGTGGTGAATAATCATTTTAATAACTTTTGGGTCAATCATTTTTTAAATGCTTGTGTACCGAACCAGAAAGCGACTACAGAACTCCAGATGATTTGTGTCTCGTTATCCCATAGGACATCAAGAGCAATGGTGAAATCAACTCCTGTTTTCCAAGCGTAGACGAAACCAAATATTTCTACGAAAGCAAAGAGGACAAACATTCCATAGGTAATCGCTGGGCGCACCATTGCACGAGCATTGATGACCCATGTAGATGCGCCTTGGCCAATCGCTATGTCGTGGGCATAGAGCGACTCACGCTCTTGTACTGCTGTGGTCATGGCTATCTGGTCTGTGCGGATCTCTTCGATGCGCTCTTGGGATGCGAGGCCAGCCTTACGCATCTCTAGCTCACGCTCGATCTGGAGTCTAGCAAGATCCATCTCATGCGCTTTGTCTGATTTATCTTGGAAAAAATCTAGGAGCTTTGGTAAGCCACCGGCTAAGAATGAAACGAGAGTTGTTAACAAAGTAAACATTATTTATTTCCCCATACTAAAAAATAAGCTATCCATGCAGCGACTGCGAAACACCAGAACTGCGCCCACTTGGCTTTGGCTAGATCAGAATCAAAGGCTTTCTTCAAGTCCCTCTCTTGTTTCTCTAGCTTTGCTTTCAGAGCCTCAACCTCTGCCCACCGCTTGCCATACTTCTTTAAGAACTCTTCTCGCAGTCTTGCCTCTTCTCTGCGTACTTGCTCTTCATGTTCCCAGACAATCAACACACGCTTTAAGAACAGCTCCTTGCGGACTTCGTTCTCACGCAGTTCTCTGCGCCTGTCAAGGTTGCGTTGCTGGGCTACATCGGATGCCTCTTTCTGTGTATCTGCAATGCTCTTGGACAGCTCTTTGCTGACCTCACGACTAGCGTTTAGAGAACTGCTGATGCCCTTTGCGCTATCAAGAAACCCGAACTGATCTGCCACATTAGTTGCCGATCTTGATATGGCCCATCCCAGCTAGGAATGTAACTAAACCTACAGCTCCGACTCCAATAATCCAAAAGAACTTAGTGACCACAGACTTACCGATATTGGTATAGACCTTCTCAATGACACGCTCAGTCACCTTCTCAACGATATCTTCAATCTCTTTGTCAGTAAGCTGTGTCATAGTAATCACGCTTTCTTTCGTACTGTTTTGCGTACTACTTTCTTGGCAGCCTTGCGAGCTGGCTTAACAGTAACTGGTTTCTCAATAGGGAACTCAAGCGTTGCCCTGGGGATAAAGCCAAAGCGATCTAGGATCCATGTAAAGATGAAGTTCATGCCAAGCTCGCAACAAATTGATTAGCCTGTTCTTGTGTCATCACATTCCCATCGGCATCTTGCAGTTCTTTACCAGCTTTTATGTGTGTTTGAAACTCAGAGTGTTCTGCTGTACAAGTAAGACGACATAAACCATCGTCATCAATGCGAGCAAAGATTGTAATATCGTCTGTTTCTTTAATAATTTTATAAATCATAGTTCAGCACTCCAGCCTAAATATGATGCGTTTGTTAAGTTACCTAAACAAGATTGTCCCTGAACAAAATTATTTAATGATGTCATGCCAACAGTACCAGCCGTTATGTTTGCTCCGTCAAAAGTAGGAACTGCTGTGCCAGTATATAATGAGCCGCCTTGACTGAGAACTCTGTAGTTTGAAGCTGTTCCTGTTTGTTCTAATGCAGAAGGAGATGCTCTCATCGGAACTGGAAACGGAAATATAAGTAATGCATTGCTAACAGTATAAGTTATACCAGTTCCAATATATGTATTTGCAGAAGCAGTAAATCTGTAATAATAGCGTTGTGCTAATTGCAATTCAGTTCCATAAGAACGCACATCAAAGCTAGTAGCTGTAGAGCCTACCTCAAGCTGAACTCCTGTGACATACCATGTGGCATTAAGAGTTCCAATAACAGATACCGCACCTGTTGCCGATAAAAAATTAGAACCAGACCATGCTCCAGCAGTACCACTAAATGAAGAACCAACACCTAGACCAAAGAATATTTTTAATCCAGCACCATTGTCAGTTAGCCATGTTCCGCTAGTATCGCCAGCAATAGTAATTGTTTCAAATTCCCATGTATCTGCGACTGAAATTGTGTAAGTAAACGGATAAGAACGATTGTTTGCACTATTTCTAAATGAGCCACCAAAAGTGCCTGTTAACGAACTGCGTACCCAAAACGAAAGGGTTACTGTTTTTGCATTAGCTGTACCCCAGTTTAAATCTGCAACATTAAAACCTTCAATCGATTGGCTAATCCCAGCATACTGAGAGGCAATTGAAGTATCTGCTGTAGTTGTAGTCCACTTTAAAGAATTTATAAAGCCAGCAGGAGCATTTGTATCTCGTTGTGCAGAATAAGCACCATCCGTATCTTCAAAAACTATAAACCTATCAACAGGATATGCACCATCTGTTGTAACTGCACTACCAGCATTACGCTGGTCAATCACCATCGCACCATTGATGATGCGATTCTTCATATTAACGGATGGTGTTACCGCATTAGCAGTAATACTCCCGTTGTACATGGGAGTTGTTATTCCTAGACTTCCATCGATAGTTACTGGTGGCATTATTTTGCTCCTAACTTATTGGCTTGTTCAGCCTTAAATGTTTCGTATGCTTGGCGAACTTCGGGTGTCCATGCCGCATTGCAAATGTCTTTGACCTTTTGTTCTTGACCGCTAATGTCGGAATCAGGAGTTAATACCCAACGATGGAATGTGCGAGCAACAAATTGACCATCTCGCTCAATAACAGTAGCTTGGCGAACTTGGATATTCCAATCGTTTACAACTTCAATTTGGTCAATGTTTGTGTTTTCTGTAAGTGCCATAATTAATCCGTATAGTAAGATGCATTTAAATACCAAGTTATTGCAGTTCCCATTTCTGAAACTGCTATTGGTAATGGTGCGGAATCAACGCCAGCCGCAGTCATTCGATACATATCAAATCTAGTATTATTGTTTGGCACAATAGCTTGAACATTTATAAATGATGTTCCTGATGGGTTATACCAACCAGACCAATTAGTCGTTAATGGAAAACTTGCAGATGCGGCACTTGTAAAAGGTAACCCATTTATGTAAGCGATATAACCACCACTTAAAGTATTTTTGCTAAATGACAAATAAACTTGAACAGTTACAAATTTACCAATTTTTGTGTATCTGCCATTTTGATTGGTGTATGTCGGACTTCCTGTTGTTCCACCGCTAGTTCCCAAAGTAGGTGTAAACGTTCCCTCTTCATAATCATCTAGCGTATTAGCGTCTGTGCTTGCTGATTGAGTAGCTGGGAATGTAATACCAGCACCGCTAGTAGATGGGGTAGCGTTACCCACACCCAAGCAGTTTAGGATTTGAATACCCTCGTTGGTGTTTACTTTTAGAGCAGTTGTGCCGTTAGATTGAAGTTCAATCTCACCGCTTGTATCGGCACTTTGAATCAGCCCTGTGCTGGTGCTGGCATTTATCAATACGGACATTATGCTACTCCCTTCGGATACTTAGCCTTGACCGCCAAGCAGTCAGCAATGTATTTATCAATCTGTGCTTGGTCACCCTTTACTACACCATCAATGTAATCGGTCATGGGTGGGTATTCTGCGGCTCGTTTAGCAATATAAGCATGAGCATCTACATAAGCCTGTACTGCATCTTTATCGTATGCGACTTCGTTGCCGTCTTTGTCATAGGCTTTATCGCCATTAGTGGTAAGAACTTGTGGATATAGTTTATAAATAGCTTCAATCATGCCGCAATCTCCAAAGCTGTAATTGTTGAACCAGTAACAAAAGTAGTATCGTTACCACGCCTGTTCACATATCCAGTTCCAGTTGTTACAAATTGTTGTATTTTGTAAGTTGTAGCAGAAGTGGTCGCTGGCGAATCTAAAAATGAAACGCTAGTGCATCCTAAATTATCTCCAGCACCACTTGCCCAATCAGCGTTATAACCTGAAACATTATAAGTTCCACCAGTTCCTACACCTATTGCTGTTGAATCACGCATTAAACGAACACCAGTTCTAGCACTAGAAGCAACACCTAGCCAAGTGCTTACTAATATAAGAATTTTGCTTGATGCACTTGTAGGTGTAATTGATAAAGAAAAACCTGTTATATCCACAAAACTTGTGCTCGTGGTTGAAAAAGTGTCATTTTTAAGGGTGCTTACCACTTGCAACACAGAACCAGTAGGTAATGCGGCTTTAGGAATAGACTGACCGCTAGAGCCTGTGGTTAGGATTGTTCCTGATACGGCTGGTAAGGTTAATACAGTAGTACCAGCAACGGCTGGTTCTTGTAATGTAACGCTACCCGATGTTGAGCCTACTAAAACAATACTCATAATATTACCCACCTTTGTCCTGATGCAACTGTTACTGAGAATCCGCTAGAGATTGTGATTGGCCCAACTGACAGGCAATTGTTGCCCGATGTCGTTGTAATGTTTTCAGCAATCGTGGTGCTGTTATAAGCAATTGCTTTAGTAGCAGCTGATCCAAAGTATTGACCACCAGCTACGGCTGACGTTGTAACCGATGTTACTAATCCCTTGCCATTAACTGTAACTACAGGAATAGAGCTAGATGAGCCAAAGGTTCCAGTAGTTGAGTTGACTGTGGCTAATGTCAGAGCAGACGATCCAGCAGAGCTAGTCGCATCACCAGTAAACGCTGGCAGTCTGGCTGCACCGAGTGTGCCACTAGAGATATTGCTTGCGTTAGTGGTATCAGTTGTTGCCGATGCAACTAATCCAAGGTTTGTCCTAGCTGTAGAAACAGAGGCTAGATCAGATAAGTTGTTTGCTGAAGAAAGAAAGCCTGTGCCAGATACATAGGCAGCTACCCAAGCAGAGCCTGTATATACTCGCATCTCACCAGCGACAGAGTTAAAGTATAGAGCGCCACCAACTAGAGCGTTGCCGTCATTGTCTAATGTAGGATTGCTTGTCTTGCTACCGAGATATCTATCATCAAAGTTATCGTATGCTGCTAGTGTTGCATCACGAGCTGCCTCGGCTGCGGTCTGTGCGTTACCAGCTGCGGTAGCGGAGTTGGCTGCGTTGGTTGCGTTGGTTGATGCGTTCTGAATAGCAACAATGTTTGTAGCGTTTGTGTTAACCGCTGCAATGTTTGTAGCTACAGTTGTTACGTTTGCAGATACACCGGCTACAGTTGTTACGTTACTAGAGATACCAGCTACTGTAGTCACATTGGCTGATATCCCAGCCACAGTCGATACGCTGGAGGAGACTCCAGCAACTGTAGTCACGTTGCCTGAGATGCCAGCAACTGTATTGATGTTGCTTGAGTTGCCAGCAACCGATGTGACGTTAGCGCTAATCCCAGCAACTGTGGTTACGTTACCCGATATCCCAGCAACTGTATTAATGTTTGAATTATTACCAGCAACTGTGTTAACGCTTGCTATATTTGTAGCAACAGTATTGATGTTTGCTGACTGAGCTGCGACTGTAGTTACAGAGCCAATGCTTGGGCCAGCCTCTGGGTTACCAGTTGTTGCGTTAAAGGCTAAGACTGTACCAGCACGAGTTGCCTTAGCTGGCAAGGTCATGTTGATGTCAGTCGGATCTACTACTGGAGCCTTGAGGCCACGCTCTGCGGTCTCGGCTACTTGCTGTGCGTAGATTGTCTGGGAGTCTAGGTCAGTATTAAGGGTGCTGGCGAACAAGTCACCGCCTGTCGTATAGTCGCTAGTGCGTTGAATTGCTCTTGCGCCAACAATCGTAATATTGCCTGTGCCAGCGGTTACTAAGGTAATTGATCCTGTGCCATTAGCATTGATGGTTACGCTGTAATCTGTGGTCAGAGTCAGCAATGTACTGCCCCGATATACAGCGATATCGGTATTGGCAAGAATTTCAAACGTAAACGAGTATGGCCCGACACCAGTATTGGTGTAGACCACACGTCTTGCTACGTTAGATATCGCATAATCAGCCATAATATTTCCCTAATCTAGTTGATTTTTTCATAAAAGTCTATCGCTTGTATTTCCCATAATCACGCTTTGCTTGCTCTACATCTCTGAACGCCTCGGCAAGATCGGGATCTTCTGCAATTAATATCTTCTTAGCCATGCTATATCTATCCGATATCTCTTTGCTAATAATCGACTGAGCTTTACCTAAGTCAACTGTTGCCAAATCTTGCAAGTTCTGGCCAAGACTCTCAACTGCTTTTGCTAATGAACCATCTTGGGTTGCTATCTCAATCCAGCGGTTGTACTGACTAGCGGACAACTTGATGCCTTCAATGCTTTGGTTTGGTATATACATTGGAATGTTGTACTCAACCAATACGGCATGAGCTGGGCTGAACTTGCCATCCGATAACTTTAGGGGATTAAACATCTCATAAAGGTTACCTTTTCCAACCTTTTGTACATCACCAGTAATTGGGTCAAATTGACGTGGCAAGCTGTCGGATGTCAAAGGATTGCGAGACTTGTAGTAATTGACTGCCTCATAGAATCCACGCACCGCTGGCTCAACTAGGTCTTGCTTAAAGCCCATCTCGCCCGGCATCGTGTTGGATCTAGTTGGATCAACGATACGCTCAATCGCTGCCACAAAAGAACTGTGTGTTCCCAATGGCGATCCACCGATAGCAAACTCGGATACTTGCTTCGATGCTTTCTTGATTAAGTCATAAAAAATGGATGGGGCATCTTTAGATCCAGAGGTGAATATCTTGCTGATATCGCTAAATCCTTGGAGCATTGGTTGCTCTGAGAGATATTGGTATATACCAATGGTAGCACCCATAGCCATCTTCTCCATGTCTGTGCCACCATGAGTCATCTGTGCATACTCGCCAGCTGTAGCACCGATTCCAAGCAATGTGGCAATTGGCTCTAGACCAGCATAAGAAATATAGACTTTGTCTGGACCATACTTAACTGACGTAATCTTTTCAAACTCAGCAAGCAAGTCAGGATCTACATCAGCCTTATTAAATACCATTGAGTATTGTTGCCAGCCTGTACCCTCTAATGCCTTCTTGTCATCCATCCGCATTGGGCCGTAGCCTGTCAGCTTGCCTTCAAATGTACCAGCGCTGACTGAATAAATCATTGCACCGCCAAGGGTAACACGAGCCATTGCTTGGTCTCTGCGAATACCGCCAGCATTAAAGTCACCCCAGAATCGTGGGCTTGCAAAGTTTAAGCCTGGAGTTCTAGCCATTGCCTCTAAAGCAATATTGGTTGGAGTCTTAACGAATGGTACAAATATCTTAATTAATGGATTCTGAGCTGCTGACTGCAAGCCTTGTAATGACTGCTCTAGCTCACGAGTAAACGTAACTGTACGAGATACAGCCTTAGCAGCCTCGTCAATATCTGGTGTTGGGTTGGCAAGTAAACTAGCTGTTAGGTCAGATGCCTGTTTAGCTGCCTCATCTGGAGTAAGGCCAGACTGTATTAATTTTTTATATGTTCTGTCACCTTCTCGAACTGCAAGAGCATTTAACTCCATGCGATAGCCAACTGCTTTGTAGAACTCATCCTCTGCCATAAGCGCTCTGCCAGGCAATGTAACGAACTTGCCCCAATAACGCAATGCGTTACTAAGCGCTTTGCCTGTCTCAGAGTCACCAAAGTCAATGTCAAATGCATCTCGCCCAACTCGGCCAGTTTCAATCTTAGTGAATGGATCGGTTGACGTATTCTTGACAAATGCAGTAGCAGCTATTTCTCCACCTTCTCTGATACCTTGCAAGAACCCGGCAGCCTGAGCATATACCTCATTCATTGAGATAGCTTCTTCGCCACCTTTAAATAATAGGTTTCTGCCTTTGCCAATAAAAGATGCAACAGCTCGCTCTGGCATCTGTAATGCACCAAAGAATAAGTTACCCGCCATATTCTTGGCATGGGTTACTGGGCTAGATAGCAGACCATTAATCCAAGTAGAGAACCACACATCTTTAAGAGTTCCTGATATTGATTTATCTGCAAGCTCTGCCATTGCAGCTTTGCTTGATAGCGCTGTGTACTTATTGGCTAGGTCAAATGCAGACTCAATGCCACCAGCCTCTGTCATTAAACCAGCAAGCATCTCACCTCTGTTAACTGATGACTGTCTGGCTTGAGAGAAAATGCCAAGGGATCTAGCAATATCTACTTGTCTACCTTTAACCGCCTTAGCAACAACACCCTCATAGGCAATGGCTTGCAAGAACTCTGAAGACAACTCGTCTGTTAGTGTGCCGTTAGCCTTAGCCTCTTTAACCTTTAAGCCAAGGTCATATGTTCTCTTGCTGGCATCAGACTGAACCAATAGCATCTTGTATGCTTTGCCATAATCAGCCTCTGTAGCCACGCTTGGATCTATCAGCCTAGCAACAAATGCCTCATCGTATCCCTCAGCAGATGCCTTAGCAGCAAAGTCTGTATAGCTAATTCTCTCAAACTTATCTGCGCCAACTGACCTAGCGACAGCTTCAATGTGCTGCTTAAATGTATCTGGGCCATCAATCAAATCTAGGTTAAACACAGTCTCTGGCACACCAGCTGCAACCTCTGCTGACGTGGGTGAGGGTTTACCCGTAGTCGGCATGGTTGGAGTGGCTTTTTCAATAGCTTCTGCCTGTGCTGGCTTGGCCTCTTTAATAACGCTATAAGGCCCTATTTTCCCTGTCTCTGTACCTTCGGGTAGGATAGGTCTTTCTGTGCGCTTAGGAGCCTTTTTAACTGCCCTCCTAATCATTGATTCAAACCCAGCTACTTGGGTTGGCTCAAACTCAGGATTCTGGTCTGTTAATGCAGTAGGATCTAATGGCTCGGATTCTGGTGGCAGCGCAGCAACATCTTGCTCTACTGTAGAGAGTTCATCTAACCGCTCGTTTAATGGCTTTATAGACATTATTTATTATCCTCTTGTTGCATTGCAGCGCCAGCTCCACCTACAGCAAATAATGGTTGACCTTTAGTTAAAACAGATTCTTTCATTTTAGGGGTAATGTCAATGTACTGGACTTGAGCTTTCATGTCCTCGCCCATCATATTTTTGTACATTGCATTTGGGGTAGAAATCTCTGTCATGCCAACTTTAGCATCCCACTTCTTAGCGTACTTGTCTAAGAACTTAGGTAGGATTTGGTCGTAAAAACCTTTCATGCCTTCACCGCCAACTTGGAGGTCAAGACCACTAAATACCTTTGTTCCGCTACTTACAGATTCACTAGGATATCCTTTTCCTTCGCCATTAATAATTTTCTTAGCCATTTCTTTTCCAACCAAATCAGGCAACTCTTGTTCAGTTACTTGTCTTTTTAGAACTGGCATATCATTTTTATCAACAGCAACAACTTCATAGTATGGTCCATCACCCAAACTTAAAGTTAATTCATCATCCATTTTTTTATAAGCAAGCTCATTAATCTGCTTACTCAAGTCATATCTCTCAGCCTGAGTCTTGCCAGTAGTAAACGCTACTCGGTCATAGCCACCCTCTGATGCAAGTTGGATAGCACGCTTGAGGGCAAGCTCATGCCATGTGGTTTTGAATGGTGCATCAGGAACTAATTTGTCTTTATTAAAGGCTTTTTGTGCTATTTCTGTATATTTTTCTACTTCATCTAAATACTTTGCCATGCCATTAAAATCGGTACTTCGCACTAAAGATGTTGATAATTTGTCAGCTTTTGCTTCGGTAAAACCATTTTTTAAAAAATCTGCTTTAATTGCTTCTCTAGCACGAGTTGGAAGATTAAATTCATAATCATGCAATTCTTTAACTGCATTGCTAGTTTGGTAACCCTTCTTGCGCCCAGCTTGATGCCAATCAGATTGCACCTCTTCAACAAATAGCACTTTCTTGCCGTCAGCATCTACTCGGTCATTGACTCGCATATGGGCTAAAATATTGGGTTGGTCAAAGTGGCCAGACCTAAATTCTGGGCTTGTTTCTCCTCTAAGGCTTGCGTCATAGCGCTGAGCAAGAGCTTTGTACTCAACATCCTCAACTGGAGTGCGAGTCTTATTGGATAAGTCATTTAAACGGCCAATGTCTTTAGGGTCAAACTCAGGATTCTTGCTTGGCAAAGTCAGCAATATCTCTCTGTAGTTCTTGCCGCCTGGTAGGGTGTATTTAGAGAATTTGGTTGTATCTAAATCTAGCAACTTATCTGCTTCACGCTCTGGGCCTGTATAAATTACCTCTCCAGCCTTATTAACTACATCGTAATAGTCTTCATTTTCTGGACTATTAACAGAAAACTTTTTGGTTAGCTTTTCTGTTCCAAGACTAACTTCTTTAACCTCAACTCGATTTTTATCTAGGTATTCTTGAACCTCAGCCTTGGTAACTGTTTTCTTGGACTTTAAGAAGTCATCTAAGCCAGTCCACTTAATCTCTTCTGGCTTAACTCCAGGAGTCTTTTCAATCTGTTTTAGGAATTGCTCGCCAGTTCCCTTTGGTTGTTGGATAGAATTTACAGCCTCTTTAGCTGCTGAATAGAATCCAAGCTCGCTAACACCTTCGCCAACCATCTGCGTACTCATGCCAACTGGCATACCCTTGGTAGCCTGTACTGCTTTAGTTGCGCCCTTAACTACCTTTGGCACATCCAACAATCCTGGCGCTGGCAAGAACTCTCCAACAGCCTGTGCTACGTCAACTGTCTTTTGGCGCTCTGCTGCATTTGGTGCGCCAGCTGGTACAACTTGAGGCAATATATTGCTTTGCAAAACCTCTTCAGAAGTTGGGAACATACGCTTTCCCATTACAGCCTCTGCGCCCTCTTGATTAATCAAGTCAACAATAGAGCGGATGTCTCCAGGCAATCCAATCGCAGCGCCTGTAGCGCCACGCATTGCACCAGCCAAAGTATCCAATAAAGCAATTAATGGTTTATCTAAACCACCAGCTTTAGCGGATTGTTGCGGAGTAACACCAGCTCTGCCAAGACGAACCCCAGTTTGTGGAACGTCAGACGTTACTGGACCAGCAGCCAACATCGTATCCTCTACAGGCATCTCGGTTGGCAAGACAGAGTCTTTAGCCAAGTCATCCATGAATCGTTGGTCAATCATTTTTGAATAGCCCTTACTTGTCTCATAATCTTTTTACGCACATCTTCGTTTTTAACACCAGCACGTCTTAAATCTTCATCAGTCCAATTCTCTTTGTACTCAAGACCATTTTCCTTGGATATGTTTTCAAGACCTTTCCTAGCTGTTTCTTTTGCGATAACAGAATCAGAAATTTCTTTTTCTTTAACAAGGGTCTGAGCAGCTTCCATAGCATTGAATGGCAAACCAGCAGTTAATGCCTCTTGTTTCTTTTGTGCTAATGTTGCCTTGGCTCTAGATGCTTTTGCTTTGGAATCCTCTAAGCCTGGCGATAGCGGATCATTAATGCCAAGGGTGTTGTCAATAAACTGTCTAGCAGCGCCCATGTCTTTCTCGTTGCCACGAGCAATCTTCTTGAGGGTGTTTGCCTGTCTCCAAGATATCTGACCATTCTTAGCAAGGGTATCTATGTCATTCTCGCCCAACTTACCTCTGTCAGCCTGTGACTCAAATGTGCCATAGTTCTGTGGATTAGCACCAGCCAAATCACCATTGAGCCAAGCCTTGCGTTTTTCATCTGGCAATGTAATGCCTAATGCTTTAGTCCTTCTGTAAGCCTCTGAGCCACTAATTTTGCCAGCATATAAATCATCTTCAATCGTATTTAATTCATCAACATTTTTTGATGCATTTAATTCGCTGGCACGTTTCCACATAACAGCTTCTTCGCCAGTTCTGTCAATATATGCTTTCTTTAGTTTATCTCTGTCAACTGTTTTCATTACTTCTGACAACTTACCAAAGTTACCAGACTCAATTAATTTAATTGCTTGGGATGGGGTATCGGCAAATGTTGGGCTTGTTGTGTAATCAACAATAGCGTTTAGAACTTTTTTGTTAAATTCAGCCATGCTCGATTGAACAAACTCTGGTCTACCAGTTTGTGATGCAATATCAAAAACTCTAGACCTTTCAACTTTAATTCTATTTGCAAGCATTGTTGGGTCATTTTCAGTTTTCAACGTACTTGCAATAATTGTTGAAGTTGCTGCTAATGAATCATTTGCTAATGCAATTTTTCCCTCAGAAACAATCTTTGAAAAATTCTTGGTTGCTTGTTCATATACTGTATTACCAGCAGTAGCCATAGAGCTTCTGAACTTTAAGCCCTCCTCAGCATCTACAGCGCTAATTGCTCTAGCGTATCCAGCTGTCAATGACTTGATGGTGGTTTGTACTTCTTGTAAGTTAAATGTTCCCGTTTCTACAGTAGCGCTTAACTTAGCCAACTCTTGACGGCCAAGAATCTCTAGCTCGCTACGCAACTGGCCAGCCTGTACTTTTCTAGCAGCATCACCAAATATTGTGCCAGGTTTTGCAAATAACTCAGATGGGCTTTTGCCCTCTTCCATTGCCCTCATTACTTGCTCTGCGCTAGGCATATTCTCAGCGCCATACTGCAAACCTTCACGTCTTGCTTTTTCTTCGGCTTCTTTAAAAGCAAAGTTTGCTAATCTATCTAATGATGCATTAATACCTTGAGTCATAGCAACTGACTCTTTGATGTTGGCAAAGTCTAGACGTGGAACGTCTGCTGGCAGATAGCCAGTTGATTGATAGCGTGGAAGTTCAGCCATTAACTACCCCAATCTTCACCAGTTGTACGGAACCCGCCATCGCTTGGCTTTCCACCAAGTTTTGCATATGACATTCCAGCAGATCCTAGCTTACCAAAGGCATCAAAGTAACCAGCCTGTTCAGCAATCTGTCCAGCACCTTGATATAGACTTGATTGGATAAGACCGCTACGTTTTGTCATATCTGCATTAGACAAAGCAAACACAAACTCTTTGCCACCTTTAGTATTGTTTACTTGCTGTATTAATCCAGCCGATCCCTCAAAGCCTTGTGTGCCACCAGCAAAGCCACGAGCCACTACAGCTGCGTTAGCTTGGTTGGTACGTCTAAGTATCTCGTTAGCCTGTAACTCATACTGCACAGCTCTGCGGTCAGACTCAACCTCTGCTTGCTTGGCTTGCATCTGATACATCTTGTTTCTAGCCTGACCAGCTTGTATTGATCCGGCTGCACTAACTGCTGTTAATGTAAGAGCAATAGCTGTTACTGGGTCTTGATACTTCTGTCCAATATGCTTGTTTACGGCTGGGCCATTAAATGGATCACCGATTGGGCCATCAAAGTTTTTAAGGTCTTGTCTAGAAAATCTCATATTAAGTTCCTTGATGTGTTGCTACTTTGTACTCTAAACCGAGCAAGGTCATCTTTAATGGTACGTCTTGCTCAACTGTAATCTTGCCTTCTGTCGTATAACCCAATATGCCATGCAATGTCTTTGTGCCTGTGTATTCGTCAACTGCCTCATCAAGAATATCGCCAAACGCTCTGAATGGTACTTGGATTGTATTAATCTTTAAGTGTTGGGTGTTGGCAACCAATGCGTTAACCTCAACGATTCTCTTCTTAAATCCAATGCGTGTGCCTGTCTGTAGCTTTAGGTCAACTGGCATGGTTACGGCTCGTACTGTGATTGGCAAGCCAACCTCATATTTTGTTGCTGAAGAGCGTGGGAATGTGACTGTGCCACCGCCTGGTACTGTTTGATTAGCTTGTACAGATCCATCAAGAATGACGTTAACTGTCTCTGTAGCTACATGGCTCATTGAGACGGATGCAGCAGCTCCACCAGTTTTAGATGAGTCTGTTAACAAATCATTGTCAAAAGCCTCAACGTAGTATTGGAATGTGCCGTTTACATTGCGCTTTGCTATTGTGTAGATGGTTGAAATATCAACACCTACATCAACAAAGGATCCATCAACTGTAGTGAACTCTGATGGAGCGATTACGTTTTGCGCTCTTAATAACGAGAATACGGCCATTGTGCCGTCATCGCTGTTGGTAATTAGCAGTAAGTCGTTTTCGTCAGTAGCCACAGACCTACGCAAAGCCATGCGAGATGGAGTCCGTAAGAGATGCCCAGCAAGAAGCGATATCTTTTGTGTGACGTATGTAAGTTGCGTATCAGTATAAGCAAACTCATTTAATGCCTTTCCTTGTCTCTGTACAAACAATGTACCAGACTCTAACTGCTGAACCCGAATGCCTTCTTTAATGCCGTTACGGCTTGCTGTTTTAACAAAGAAATTCGTTGGAGTAATTGGGTCAAGACCATTTTGGGGAACATAGAACTCACCTCCTGTAGTAAACACTTGCAAGTCTCGGCCAGAGATAATGTCAACAATAGCGTTAAATGTATTGGTGTCTAGAGTTGCCTCTACCGCATCATCATCCAAACCCTCTGTTGGGTCAAAGTCAAAGAACAATCCAACCTTAGAACCCCATATGGTTGATGGGCGAGACTTCGATCCACCAAAGTACAGACGGCCTTCATGGAATGTTACAGAGCGTGGCCAGCCTTTACCGCTTGACCATACATCCTCATAGCCTGACTCGTATTCCCATGAGCCATTAGCAATGGCTGATGTGTTAAAAAATGGGAACTCAGTAATTGCATCAACTGACGTGCCAGATGTGTACTTAACAATCTTGGCTCTACCTTGTGGTGTTGCGTTGACGTATTGACCAACGCTGCCAGCAGTAAACACGCTAGACGATGCGGTCAATGTAACCTTGCCAGATACAGCCGATGGTGTTAGCGTACCGGCTGGATTGCTAAACGATGCTGTAAACGCATACTTTGGAATGGAGTCAAACGTAATAGCAGATCCTGTCCAAGTCGCATCTGTGCCACCCCTAACAATCTTGATTGGATTAATGTCAGGATGAACCACAATCAACGTGTCTGCCGATTGAGTCCATACAATATTAGCTAAACGTGCGCCAGTTAACCCAAGTGATGATGTATCAAGGTATGGGTTGCCAGAGCCATTGATGTTGGTAATCTGATTTTTGTTTTTGAATACATACATCCGATTATGCGTAAAGCAAAGCATATAGGAATCAGATGTGCTGAACTCAAACTCAACTAAACGTGTGCCGTTACCGGCTGACTCTGTGCTACTGTTTGGTAGTGATG